CCGTTGCGTTTTCAAGCGTGGTAAAAGCGGTAGGTCCCCCGTAGTTTTCGCGCATCATGAGCTTTGTGTCTGACGAATTGCCGAACAAAAACTGCGCCTGATCACCTGAATTTTGGCCGGTGTTTTCGCCCACGTAGAGGATCGCGGCGCTAACCCCCGTGGGTCGCGTGGCGTTGTCAACGGAGCAATAGGTTGTAAATTGGAACTTGGAAACATCGACTCCAAGGTTGATCATGAGCTGGCCACGGGCGGTCATGCTGCCCACGTACTCGATCACGCCATTGACAACCTGAAGCTTCGTAGGGCCGGACGTTTCCCGCAGGTCAAGATCGACCGCCAATCCTCCGACCGTGTGCGCACCTGCTCCACCTGACCCGGATGACCCCCCTTGACTAAGGAAATTGTAGTTGACGCCGGACCAATCGAGGAGCGACACGAGGCCACCCACTGCGTCTGCAATGCTGAAGGAGTGGGTCGCTGTGGCCAGGGCGTTGTTGCTGGCGTCGCGGGCCGTCAGGCTCAGGGTTCCGCTGTTGCCGTTGGCGGTACTGCCGAACGTATACGCGCCCAGGCCTGAGCCACTGACAGCGGCTGAGCCTACGGCGTTGGTCACGCTTGAGACGTAATTATCAATCACGCCGTCGGGGTCGGTGAAGGCAGAAAACGTGACCGCCGCCAGCGAACCACCAGCCGCAACTGCCTGGGAGGTAGCAGCAGGAGGGGTCACGATGGAGTCGCCACCACCACCACCAGACGGTCCCCCGCTGGCTCCTGTCGTGGGATCGAAGCAAGGGACGATGGGCATCGTCTACTCCATCCAGGTGATGGTGGAGGAGACCATCGTGGGGCTCCCCGTCGCGTCGTCGACCTTTGCGAACAGGTACAGGTTGCCGTCTCCAGGGCCAGCGTTGTTCTGGAACAACGGCAGACGGACAGCGAACGCGGCGCACTTCGTAGCAGCTGCACCGATTCCAGCCACGAGGGTGGCCGTGGTGTCTGGGACCAGGCTAATGTTGCCAGCCGCATCCGAACACAGGCGGATGGTGACCGTAGTGGGGCTGGTCGCTGCGCCCAGTTGGATGTGGATTCCTTCGACAATGCCCCGGTAGTTCGCGCCCAGCCGCTGGAAGTCCGGCAAGTACTCTGTCATGTCGTGAACGTGAACGTCCGCAGCAGAGAAGCCCGTACCCAGTACAGGCGCGGAGCCTGGAGCCACGGTTGAATTGTGCAGGAATCGTGTGATACGTGTGGGCATAGCTGGCCCCTCCTCGTCATGGACGGCGGCGTCTGACGCTATCCTACTCCCTGACCATACCTTCTGCCAATGATTCCGCCGCCTTAGCTTCCAGCGCTTGAGGGTCAGCGGTTCCCATGCTGACAGGCAGGAACGCGCCAGCCATGGCAGCCACGCCACCAGGCAACACGGCCTCCAGGTCCATCCGGTCGGACTCGGACAGGCCAGCGCCCAGCGCTACCATCCGCTCCGCCATGGCTGGAGTGGCTGCCCGCATCATGCGCAGACTGGTCAGGCCCTTCTTTGATGGACGAACCACGCGGAAAGCGGTGCCATCTCCTGGGACGTTTTCATCGAGGTAAACGCGAACGAACGGAGTTCCTTCTGGTGGCTGGACTGCCCACAGCTCTGGGTGGTCCACCAGCTCCTGGTCCTCGTCGAAGTATTCGAGGGCCTGGCCTTCTGGTGGCTTCACCGTGACTGGATCCAGGATCGTATTCATAGCTTCATACAGGCCCAGTTCTCTGTCTGTGTCGAGGAGCTCCGCAGTCATCAGCATGGCGTGGAACATTTGTTCATCGGTCAATTCTTTCAGCGTCACCTTTCCAGGGTCGTACTCCTCCTCATCGTCTACAGCTCCCAGGATCCTGGCTATGTCCAGAGTCTTGTCCACTACCATTTCGGTCGTGGCCTCTGCTGTCCGCCCGATACCGTCTTCCAAGTACTGACCACCACCACCCACGCCCAGCTTGGCAGCTTGGCCCAGGTTGGCGACGATGTGATTCAGGCCACCCAGAAGGGCCAGGGTTCCGCCCACTGGCATCAGAAGAGGGTTCGACGGTCCATAGAGCGCTCGTCCGTCTTCCTCGAAACGGAACGTAGCGCGGAGGGTCTCGTCTCCTGTCAGCCCGTACGGGTCAGCGGCTTGGGCGCGCTTCTGTTGACTCTTGATGATTGCGCGGACAGCAGACGGGTTCTCTGCCACCTGGTTGACCATCTCCCCGACCAACATGTAGTAGTTGGAGGCTGTGGCGAACATCTGGCCAACGTATTGTTGAACGATATCGGGAACTTCCGAGTATGAAAGCTGGGATTGTCTTGCCAGTGCGGCTGCTTCCGACGGCGGTTCCCCGCCAGCCAGAGCGGACTCAAACACTCCCCGCCTGAACGTCAGCTCAATCGCTTCCGCCATCCTGGCGCCCATTGACCTGGTGGCGGGGTTGGCTGCGTCCAGTGCTACCTGGAACCGATCGGCCACGCCCTTGTCGCTGGCAGCCTTCCGCGCGCTCACCAGCAGGTCATTAGCAAGGCTGCCCACGCGCTCAGCCTCGAGGCGGGTAGCGCCAAGGCCATATACGTCCATCATCTGTTCGACCTGTTGGGGCGTGTATGTCACGCCCTCTGGAGTCGTCAGGATCCCACCGTACTTGCGGTTGGCCCATTGCCTCGGATCCAAGCGGCGCCCCAGCTGGCCGAGAGCTGCGGCTGTCTTGGATACTCCAATGGTGGCAATGGAGAGCACTGGAGCCTCCACCAGACGCCCCAGATGGAGGGGAAGGTTGGGCACGGCGTACCCATACCGCAGCCCATACACTGCGTTCCTGGCCCAGGCTGACCCATCATTGGCCAGGTCCTTGACAAGCTGCGACCATGAACCACGCTGGCGAACAGGCACCACGTCCAGAAGGGCTGCGAACTCCTCCCCATTCTCTGCAATCTTCTGTTCCAACCTGCTGGCGGCTGTGTCGTAGTGCCTGACCACTCCCTGGTAGTCCTCTGGGCGGGGAGCCTTCGGCAGTCCAGACGGTAGCCCGTGACTGCGCAGGATATCGGCGTCCTCCTCGTTTCGGAGTATGGCCTGGGCTAAGCCTTCGGCCTCTCTGCTGGTCTTCGCTACGCCCTTGCGGACCATCTCCTCCAGGTACTCCCGGAACATGGCGCGTTCCCAGTTGGCGCGGCCTTGCGACGTGGCCACGCGAGCGGCCAGGCCTTGACGGCCAGCGATGTCCCCGGAAGCAATCAGTCGGCGGTCAACGTCAACCAGCGCCTGGACCGTTGGGTACTCGTCTGAGCCTTCCAGGATTGCGCCCACTGCTGCGCGGGTCTTTTCTGTGAGCTCTCCATAAACGTGGCCCAGTACGCGCTGCCATACTGCGTCTGGCCGTTCGGGAGACATTCCCACCAGGGCGTCCAGTGCTTTCTCGACCGTCCCGTACTCTCGAGCCGCTTGGTCCAGCGTTTCGCCAGCTGTCCGGAATGCTTGGCTGGCTGCGGATCGGATGTTCTCCCGTGCTTTTTCGATAGACAGGCTGGGTCGACCTTCCTTGCTTACAACCGCGCGCAGTCGTCGACCTATGCGGCCATCCAGGAGCTTGGGGTTGTTGGCTCTGCTGACGTAGGATTGGAGGTCAGACAGGCGCCTGGTGGCAGTGGCAGCCCCACGCCCAGCACGCAAGGCTGCAAGGCTTCTGATCTCCTCGAGCGCTGTCCGTATGGTCTGCGCGTCCAACTCGTCCCAGGTCTGGACGCCTGCCAGTCTCGAGACAGGGGTGGAAGCACTACCGGAGGTGGGCGCCCACTTGCGCGCCACTTCGTCCGGGGTGCTTCGTCCGAACAGACGGCCAGCTGTCCTGGGGTCGTTCCCCATGGCCTGGGCGGCACGCTCAACGATTGAGCGAACCCCAGGCCCTCGAGCTGTCGCAGTGGCTGCCTGGAGGCCGTCCGTTGCAATCTGGGTGGCCAGGTCATCGGCTACCCGCTCAAGGTCGGCGCCCAACTTGGCGTCAGACTCCGTGACCGCACGCTGAAGCCGTCGGAGCTCCTGACTGATTCCAGTGGCGTCTCTGTTGATGACTGTCCCAACTTCGGCGGCTGCGGCCTTGCGGATGGCAGGAGCCACAGAGCTGGGAGCGGCTACGGAGTCCGTCACCATTACCATGTCGCCTGGACTGTTGCGGACCAGCTCCTCATGGATGCGCAGGTAGCCTGGCGCTGAATCGCGCAGAGCTCCTACGGGTACGTCGGGATCCTCCCCCAGCGCTCGAGACGCTACCCGCGCCAGCTCGTCTACGGTCGCAGCTTCGGACGCTTTCACGGCGTCAACCGCTGCCTGGACGCCAGCCTCACCCAGGGAGGTGGTTTGATTGCGGATCACCTGCTGGGCCACGTTCCGCAGGATTCGAGCGTCTGCCTGGGGCGTATCAGAGACAACGGCGGCCAGGTCGGCTGCGTAGTTGATGGCGCCCACGTCTACGGAGTCTGCGAAACGTATCAAGTTCTGGGTGGGGCTCAGGATCGGAGCATACCGGGCAAGGGAGCGCCCAAGTCCACGAGACATTCGGGCGGCTGTGCCTGGGCCAGTAGGTATCGCCAGGGAGGCCAAGGTCCCAGCCCACCACGCTGCGTCTTCGTCTCCGTAGATGCGGGCGTATTCGTCGCGGAGCGCTGGGACGCTGCGGAACTCGTCACCGTATCCACGGCCCACCGTCACGTTCCGAGCCAGACGCAATTCGAGGTCATCAGCCTCCGACGCTACTCGGCGCTCCTCTGGGTCTGTCCCGCTTGGAACCGTGCGGAGCACTCCCGTGGTAGGCGTCTGCTCCTCGCGCGTTGTGGCAATACCTGGCAACGGGCGGGTAGCTGCCGGAAGCGCTTCCAGCCCTTGCTCGATTGCGGCTGTTACTGGCAGGCCTGTCACGGCTTCGACGCCTGCGCCTATGGTGCGAGGCACGACGGAGATACCCCGCAGGATGTCCGTGGTGCTGGCTGTCTCTGGTAGCCCCAGCCGCTCGCGAACTTGCGCGACCTTGAACCCAAAATCCTCCGGGTCAATGGCTTGGCCTGTTGTTGGGTCTACGTCGTAGCCGAGAAGACCGAACTGAACCTCCGCCAGCAGGTTCTCTGCTACGCCTGGAACGGCTCGAAGCGTAGCAGCCAGCGGGGTCTCTACGATTGCGCCTGTGCCACTGGGGCGAGACAATACGCCTGATACCGCTGCTTCTGGTTCTTCAAACTCAGGAACCGGACGGCCAGCGGCCTGGGCTTCTGTGATTGCTTGGCGTTGGGCTGCGATCTCCTCTGCTCTCCGTCGTGCTTGGTCTTCTGTCAACACCACCTGCTGGGCGAATGCTTCCTGGAGCTCCTGGCCTGGCGTCGGTGGGAGCAAGGCCTGCCCATCGTCATACAAGCGCCGAAACCCCACAGGCTCAGCCAATGGGGCCTGATAGATCGGTTCCTGTCTGATTCTGGTCGCCCGAAATGGTGGCGCCACGTATGGCGGAGCAGTGGGTCGAGCGCGTCCGTCAATGCGCGTGATGAACTCCAGAGCTTCCACGCGCTTGGATCGCTCCTCTGCCAGCAGGCGCTCATAGTCCGCCAGCTCCTCCGTCGACCTCTCTTGCTGAGTCTTTGCTGGGTCGCGATAGGCCGCCCCTGCCCGCTCCTTTGCTGCGTCTCTGGCGTCCAGCTCAATCCGTGCGCGCCTCTGCTGGTCTGCCTCAAACTCAGGGAATGGAACTGTCTGGCGCGGAGGGGATGGAGTTGCAGCCGCGCGCCTGCGCTCCAGTTCCCTGCGTGCCTGTTCCCTGTAGGCCTCATCGGCAGTGGTCATGGTCGACCACCAACGATCAAGGCCAACTCCTGGTCCGTCATGTCTCTGACGCTTCTGGTTGGGGGTGGCGCAGGGGCTGGCGCTGGCGCTGGTGTCGAAGGAGCAGGCGCGAACACTTCCACGGCCTGCTCTTGAGTCATTGCTGGACCGAGTGGCTTTAGACGCGAGGGCGCTGGCGCTGGCGCTGGCGCTGGCGCTGGCGTAGCGGCTGGCGGAGGTGGAGCAACTGGCGCGGGTTCGACTTCGACCACTTCGTCAATGGTGACACCACCACCAGACAGCAGGTCAGCGGGCGCGTCTTCTGGCTCTGCAAACATTGACCGCATGGCCTGGCGTGATTGGTCTGGGGTCAAGCCAGAAGCGCGGGCGCGCTGGTACGCTTTTCGGCCCTCCTCTGCTCTGGCTTCTGTGCTGGCTGCGGCTGTGGCCGCCTCGTCAACCATCTGAGCCACACGGTTTTTCTCGACTCGTGCGCTGTTGAGTCGTTCAGCTTCTCGAGTTTCAAGCGCTGCCAAGCGGGCGTCAGCCTTCTCGACTCGTGCCACCTGTTCTGCCTGGAGTGTGGCCTGTGTTGGGGCGTCGACACCTTCGGAGCGTTGCCTGTCAAGCGCCAGCCCGAACGCTATCGCCGACTCCAACTCTCTACCCTTCAAGACCTTCCCCAGCTGGCGCTCAAGGTCCACCACGGTCCACTCCACGCTGGTCATCTCATACTGGTCCAGCAGTCGCTTCACAGCGGTCTGGTCGCGCGTAGCGGCCTGGAGCTCCTGACCTGCCACCTCATCCAGTAGGCGGTCAGCCGTCCGAGCGTAGCCATACATGGGCGTGCCCTTGAACTCCAGGTATGGGTCATCTGGGTCCAGACCTCTTTCGATCAGCTGACGGCGCAGACGTTCTTGGGCTGGATCTCTGAACTGGGGCTCCAGCTCTGCTGCGCGCGTCTCCAGCTCTGCCACCTTGCGGGCCTGGTCGAGGTAGCGCTGGCTGAAGAACTTCCGCTCATCGTTTCGATATGCCTTCGATGCCTTCGCGCGACCGTATGTAGCCTGGGCTACGCGGAGCCCCTGCGCCACCTCCTCTTCTGTCGCGTCTGGGTATTGAACCGCCAGTTCCTCTGCTGTGACTCGCCCATCATCGAGAAGTGAGAGGTACGCGCGGTAGGCGTCGGCCTCTGTGGCGAACAGAGACCCAGCGGGAAGCGCTGCGGCTGCTCTCCTGTTGGCCTCTGCCTCTCCCTCAAAACCGCCGGTGATCCCAGCAGGGCCGCCGAACTCCAGAATTTCCATGGCCCTCCGCGTGGCCTCCAGGTTCTGCGTCCGCTGTGGGCTGACCGATGGAGCGCCGCTTGGTACGGCTGGCCGGTCTCCAGCAGGAAGCTGGTTACGCCATGTGGCCACCATGGCTTCAGACGCGCCCAAGGCAAGGGCGTCTGCTGCTACCGCGTCGACCTGGGCCGGCGTCATGCGCTGGCCGTCCTTGTCTCCGCTGGCAATGGTTGACAGCTGGATCCCAACTTGGCCGGGAAGCGCTGGGTCCAGAATAGCACGCGCCCAGGTGGGCGTCTGCTGGCCGGCTGCGCGAGCGCTTGAGGCTGTCGAGATAGCCCGCTGGGCTGCGATGTCTTCGAGGTCCACCATGCCGATCAACTGACCGGCGATCCCGCTCTGGTCTTGGACCTGGGACAACGCGGTGTCGAGCTGGTTGAACTCGCTGCGGACCTGGGCTGCGTAAGATTGCGCGGCCTGGAATCGCTGCTGTTCGTCGGCCAGGTCCCTGTCAATCCGCTCGAGAGTCCGCGCGTAGCGATAGCGGGCGTCCAGGGCGTCCAGGTACTTGTCTCTGCGTGGCATGGTCAGCTCCTGGGGGGCGCGCGGTTAGAATGCGGGGTGGCCTGCTGGCTCCGCGTTGCACGTCGATACTCCTCGAGCATCTCCGCGTCTGTCTTGACAGCGCCTTGCCGGATGCCCTCAAGTTCTGTCTGGTACTGCATCTCTGCCACGGTTCCAAGCGCTTGAGCGCCAGCGCCAGCGGCGCCTCCCAGAATCTGGGTGACACCCTGCACAGTCCCCGCCCTGCGCATGGCTCGCGCTTGCTCCAGGCCAGCAATTTCCGCCTGTTGGGCGGCCTTTGTGGCTATGTCGGCCTCCGTCTCCACCTCGCGGATACCTTCTTCCATTTGGCGCGCTTCCTGCTGGGCGATCTGTTCACGCAGAAACAGGTCCCGACCAGTCACCACGGGAGCGGCTGCGGCCTCGCGCAAGCCTCGCGACTCTGCGTCACGGAGTAGAGCACCACGCTGGGCTGTGGCCTCTGCTCGGACGCCCTCGCGCCCTGCTTCAGTCAACCCCAATTCGCCACGGCGCTCCATCTCCTCAAGCTCCTCCAGGCGCTTCCGATCGGATGCGCTGAAGGCCTGGCGTGATTGCGCAATGGTTCCAGCGCCTTCGATTCCGCCCTTGAGGGCTGCGGCTCCAGCTCCCAGGGCCAACAGTGTACCGACCGCCATATGGGCCTCCTCAGTCGTAGGTGACTTCAACCGCTACGCCCCAGTTCAGGATCGCAGTCCGGTCAATGAATGACAGTGCAGCCAGACCCACGGTGTAGCGTTGTGGTCCGGTGCTGGTGTGAAGGTGGACGCCATCGTGCTGGCCGTACCCGATCCACGTATGTGGATTTTGGGCGCCTGCTGGCGGCGATGTTGCTGCCCAGCCGTTGTAATTGTTGACGGTCTCCAGGCTGGCGCTTGAGATTACAAGCCCGACGTCCCCGACGTATGGCGCCACGTATGTGTACCGCTCGTCAGTACCTGGGCCGCGCGCGCCATCATCTGGGCCAGCCTCAAGTTCAAACCAGTAATGAAACAGGCATGTGGCGGGAGCTCTGATGTCCAGGCTGAATGCGGTTCCCGGCAGCACCTCGAACTTCGACGCCCCAGTGTACCTGCGGCCAGTCAGGGCGGACGTGGCAAACGTGACACGGACAGCGGCGCCTCCGCTCCACTGACCACCCTGGTATCCAGTGACACCATGCTGGAGGCCTCGGATCGGATCGTAGAGGGGTGGCTGGACGTGTCGACCGTCAATGAACTGAGCGTTCCGCAGGTCGGCGGGTACAACGCCTTCATGAAGGTAGACGCGCAAGGCGTCAACATTTCCCTGAATGTTGCTGCTTGTCAGGGCTGTGCCTGCGCTGAATGAATTGGGCGGAGTGTAGGCCATGAGTCATCCGATCCTTTGATGGATTGCAGTCAGCTGGCCACAGGTAAGGTTCAATTTTTGAGCAGCAGCACCGACGGATGCTATGAGGTTCAGTCTATTTGAACTGGCTGCAAACCCCGCATGATAGATGCCGTGCGCAACAATTCGCAGACCATAAATGGTGGTCGATCCTGTTGGGTTCAGCCAGTAAGCGCCGGAAACTCCACCCCATTGAAGAGCTTTTAAGGTCCTGTCGTCTGTCCCTCCGTTAACCGCGTTCCCCTGCGCGCTGTACTCAAGCCACGCGGGAACGATTGACTGGGCTGCCATGTTGCTGGTGTTCTCGAACGCTGGCGTTCCAGACTGGTAGTTACCCTGGCCCGGAACCGGAACCCAATTAGTCAACCCTGCGCTGGTTACGTCCATTTCCAGGTGGAGCACCCAACAGGCCAAGCAGTCGTTGAGGTCAAATTGACCACCAGCTTTGTCGTCTATGACAACCAGGCCGGCATCTGACACGGGAGCAGCGTACGGTCTACCGCTAACGATTGGCTCCGCGCTGGTGTCCCAATAGACGCGCAAGATGTCCCCGGTCCCGATTGTCCAACCAGCGCCAAACACGAGGCGCGTAGATCCTCCACCAACCTCGTACAAGGCAGACGGTGAACTGGTAGCACTTGGGACGGTTTCAAATACGCTGTGATCGTAGACGCCGGTTCCAAGCTTTACCCGCAGGCTGTCAATGGTGATGACGTTTTCAGTTCTAATCTGCGGAAGGTCAACAGATCCCGCCGCGTGGTTGGCTTCGTCAATCGCCCCCGATTGACTGTAGTCAGTAAACCGAGTGTTCAAGTCTGTAGCGTCTATAGACTGGCCAGGCTCAAGGCGCGGGCGAATGATTCGTGACACGGGAACTCCTACCGATAGCGCGCAATGGCCAGAACTTTAGAACCGAAAACGTGTGCCTGCATCAGATGACGGTTGGTGGAGTCGTCTGTGATTGCGTCATCTTGGCCAGCTGGGGTAAACCTCCATTCATATTCTACGTTCAGATCCCCTTGTGGGTACAGACCGGACCCAAAAATCCTGAACGAATCCATAGACTTAGAGGTTCCCAAGCGTTCAACCATAACGACCCCTGCCACGCTAATCCGGAGGCGCATCCGCTTTTCGTTGGGCGGGTAGTTGTTGTTGTTTGTCTGCTGAAACGCTGGGAAAATTGCGGCCAGCCCAGCCCATTCAATGTGCAGATGTCCGCCCTTAAAGCCTACCAATAGCTGCGTGAAAGCCGTCCTCCAGCCTCCGTTATATCCTTGATAGGTGACAGCGCGAAACTGCGTTCCCAGCGTATTCGCAGCTGTGGCGCGGGCATTGCCCTGCTCCCCTCGCGTAGTTCCACTGCCCCATAGCGGACCCTGTAGTCCAGCAGGTTGACCACCGCTGGCCCACACTTGCCTGACAGCGTTGGTGACCATGTTGGTGTTGTTGTAGGCCTGAGCTGGCGTCTGGGTGCGATCCAGGGTGGTAATAGCAGACTGACTGCTGCGGAGCTCCGCGTTCAGCTGGTCGGCCTCTGTGGTTTGGTTCGTTCGCGCTTGGTGGTTGGTCCAGTACTTCATCCGCGTTTTCCTGCGATGGTGGACGTGGGTGGCATCCGGTACTCCACCTCCCATCCGACAAAGAGTAGGTCATCCGTCGTAGAAACCTCGAGCGCGAACCACGCGCAGGACTGCTGGGCCACCGCAATCCGCAGCGGTACCAGCTGGGTGTCCTCCCATTCGTCTGTGCCAATGATGGCGGAGTCATACACCGGAAGGTTCGCTGAGTCTGGCGGCTGGGCCAGGTAGCTACGGGAGGCAATCCCCACGCGCTGAAAGTCTTTGTAGGCGTATGCGTCTACGTCCACGCTTCCAGTCGTCATGGTCCAAAGGGTGGCGTATTGGACTCGCTTCTGAATCTGCGCGTCGCCCAGGTCGAGCCAGGCAGTCTTGAGGATAGAGGTGGGTGGCCCGTTCTCCACGTAGGCGTCACCTTCAATCCGTCCGCCCATCGCGCGTCGCTGGGACAGAATAAATAGCCCCGATTCACTGTCTGCTCCGGCCTGTACTCCTGTATTGTGGCCGAATACCAGCTGGCCGTTGTGCATCCGATCGAGAGATCCAACAGGAAAACCGGTCCTCGTGCTCCACCCTTCTTTCTCCGTGTGAAACACCAGGCCCAGGTTCGGGCGGTCGTTTCCGTCCACGGGAATGTAGCAATGAAATGCGCGGTCCATTGGCGAGTATCGGCCCACAGCGCGAGCGGCGCAATCTGGCGTCAACCGTCGAAGGGTGCGCTTGATCGGTTCGCTTAGGCGTAGGACCTGCATTTCAGACCCACCATCGAACCCACCCTGAAGAGCGTAGACGCCATCTTGGGCCAGGAACACCACGCCCAGCCCTGGCACCTGGTCAACCGTGTGAGGGCTACGGCACGCCACCTGGCTGGTCACCGTTGTGGCAGAGAATCCGCTGATGAAGTCTCCAGACACCACGTCCACTCCATTTTCCCGGAGCACTATTAAGACCCGGTAATGAGCGAACAGGCGCACCACGGCGCCTCCAGGCGCGGACAGGCGAATGAAGTCAGCCCCACCGAACTGGTCCGGTAGGCCTGGGGTGGAGAAGTAGAGGGTATGAGGATCTGAGGGTCCACCGTCCAGGAACAGGCAGTCCTGGTAGACAGCCGCTGTCCCAGCTCGAGGGGACGGCATTGGAACAGACGCAAGATCAGAAGGCGCCAGCGATCCGACGGCCGTCGATCTGGCTGCGTCAAACCACAGGTCCTCCGTGTTGTTCCGCACGGTGTCTATCAGATAGCAGTCCGTATCCGAGTAGGTGGGGCTGTCTACGTCCACGTTCTGGGTCCGGTAGATTCTGCGGGCTACTACGCCGTCTGGTCCAATCGGTAGCCGCATTCCGACGCAATACCGAAACCCTGCACTGTTTTTGAGTATTTCCCACTGAACCGATACCTCATCGGAAAGCGGGGATTCACTGCCGTTTTCCATCAGGTAGGAAACACGGTATCGAAACTGCTGCCCCTTGGCTTCAGCGGTACCATCAGCAAAGCCCAGACCATACGATCCAGGATCGCTGATAGCCCCAGCCTCCGCCGGCCACCACAACGTCACGCTGTCCCCGGTCACGTTGTCAGCTGATGCAGGCGCTGCCGTTGCCACGCTGCTAATGGTCTGCACTCCCAAGAGGTCAGGGCTGGGCGCTTGAGCAGAAAACCCAAGAGGCCTTGTCACGCCCAATTTCAACGCGCCAGCCATGTGAGTTGTGCCAGGCAGTGGCCAGGGTCGAATCACCACAGGGGTGTCCCGTCCGTTGGTCACCAGGACCGCGTCTGCTATCGCTGTGTACTGGCTGGCAGCCTCTCCAGGCGCTGGAATGGTTCGGCCAGTCTGAAGGGCGTACTTTTCACCCACTCCACCGACTTCGTGGAACAAGTACAGCGTCCCAGCAGATTCGAACAGAATTGTGTACCGTTTACCGCTTGAGAGTTGTTCATACACAAACAAGCTGTCAATGGGTCCAAGAGTGTGGAACGGCTCAAACTTGTTTGCCGGGTTTGGGCGGTACTTCTCGTATCCGACGCGAGTCGACCACCCAAACGTCCGAGGGTCCACGGTGACGTTCTGGAGCTCTCCGAAGCTGTCCGCCGGTTGTGGCAGAAACTCTACTACGGCGCCCAGCTCTCGAAATTGTTGGGTAATTCCCTGCACTTACAGCCTCACGGGGTGAAGGTCAGCGGGCCAAAGATATTGGGGTAGCGCTGAATGTCGCTTCCACCACGCTGAATCCGTCGGGGTGGTTGGCCCAAGTATCGGGCCTCCATTTCTCGCGTCAACGTGACGCGCTTCCGCTGGTAGACGGCGGAGAGCGCTGGGTTGTCGTGCTTGAGTGCAACCTGCTCAAGGGCTGCGTAGGCAATCGCCTGACTGAATGCAGCGGGGACCAGCGGAATGTCAGTGTCTTCCCTCATCGGTCGGGGTGCCACCAGGCGGCGGATTCCCATCGTAGTGTCTGCGCTGGGGTGGGGGTACAGCTCAATGGACGGGTACACCCCGTTGGCGTCCTGGTACCGGATGGCAGAGGCCTGGAAGGACTGGCCCTCGAGCACGGACAGACGAGTGTCCGGCACCAGGGTCACACCACCCGGAGGAGCCACGGTGTCCGTGTTGGCCGTGATGCCTCCGCTGCCATCGTGGCGGAGACGCTGCGGAGCGTTGATCCCCAGAGCTGGAGCAGTGAAGTAGTACCGGCGATAGAGCCCGGTGGCGCTGGGGACAGTCTCCGGAGCCAGCGCTAGTTCCTGGGTGTCCTGAAGCGTGATGGTGG